AAGTTGGTGCTTAATAAATAATTTAAAAAAGAAAGGAGTTGAAAATAGATGCCAGAACCTAAAAATGTTCATGTTGACAAAATTTTAACTAATATATCCATAAAATATAGCAATGAGGCTTATGTTGGATTGCAAATAGTGCCGGTTGTGCCGGTAAAAAAGAAATCGGATATATATTTTATATATGATTCTAAAGCTGATCGGTTTAGGATTCCCAAAACTTTGCGAGCTTCTAAGACTGATTCAAGAACTGTAGATTGGAAAGTAACGGAAGATGGTTATGTATGTAAGGAGTATGCCTTAAATAGTCTTATCGATGATGATGAGCGAGACAATGCAGATAAACCTCTAAATCTTGAAGTAGATACCGTAGAATTTTTAACTGATATCGTTCAATTAAGTTTAGAGATGAGAATCAAAACTATGTTAGAAGCAGCCTTATCGGCCAATGCTCCTACAAGTGGCGCTTGGTCTGATTATACTGAAGCTACCGGGACTGACCCAATAGCTGATATTGAAGAAGGGAAGGAAGCTGTACATGCGGTAATTTTCAGAGATCCTAATACATTGTTATTAGGAAAACCTGTTTATGACAAATTAAAACATCATCCTAAAATTTTGGAGCGGATTAAATATAGCCAAAAGGGTGTAATTACTGCTGATCTTATGGCTGAATTATTCGGAGTGGATAGAGTAATAATCGGCAAAGCTGGCTATAATACAGCCAAAGAAGGGAAAGCTGAAAGTTTATCTTATCTCTGGGGTAAGAATGCCATACTGGCTTATGTAGAACCTAAACCCGGATTAAAGAAATTTTCTTTAGGTTATACCTTCCAATCTCAAAAATTTCAAACCAGAAGGGCAAGAATAGAAACGAAACATTCTGATTGGTTTGAAGTGGGCGATAAAGAAACTGAGAAAATAATTTGTGCTGCCTGTGGATATAGAATATCCCCGGCAATAGCCTAATAAATAAAATTAGAGGGGGAGGATGATGTTCTCTCCCTCTGATAATAACAGGAGATTTAAATGGCCTTTTGTGAAACTACTGACGTTTTAACTAATTTGAATATGGCTGAAACCGATGTGCCTTCTGCACTTTTAGCTAAAGCTATTATAAAAGCAGATGCAGAGATAAGAGCAGCTTTTTCGTCTGATCTGTTGGCTGCTATTGATGCTTTAGGGGGAACCCCGGCTATTATAAAATCTTTGGCTGAGGATATTGCCTCTTATTATGTAATGCGGGGCCTGTATTTAGGCAAATCATCAAGCATAAAGATCTGGATCGAAAAATACAAAGAAGCAAAAGAGACCCTTAAAGAGATTGCCGAGGGTAAAAAACAGATTGAAGGTATTACCATAAAAGTGGGAACTGTTCAATCTTCTACCAAAGATTATAAAAGGACCTTTGACGAAAGGGATGAGACTAACTGGGAAACTGATCCTAATAAATTAGAGGATTTGAATAATGACTAACGGAGCACTAATCAGTTATGAAATTAAAAACGATGAGAAGGTAAAGGCTCTATTAAAAAAAGCCGGGAATAAAGCTAAGGATCTTAGAATCCCTTTGAAGCGGTGCGGGATTTTAATGTTAAGCTCTATTGATAAAAATTTTAAGGCAGAAGGTAGGCCCAAAAGGTGGGCTCCACTTTCCCCTATGACCATAGCCATGCGGAGAAAAAAAGGAAGGGGAGCGAAGATCCTGCAAGATACCGGACATGGAAAAGGCTCTATTGTCTATAAAGTAGTTTCTAATCAGAAAGTACAGATTGGAACTAATGTTGGTTATATGAAGATACACCAGGAAGGTGGTTCAATTAAAATACCGGCCAGGGATATCTACCCGGTAAAAGCTAGGGCTTTGCACTGGATTGATCCTGATACCGGGGAAGATGTTTTTGCTATGCACGTTCACCAGAAAGCCAGAACAGCCAAAATACCCCAGCGTAAGTTTTTACTTTTTCAGGAAGATGATAAGAAGAATATAGTTAATATCTTCACTGAATATTTAGAGGAAATAACAAGATGAAATTAGAGGATATCTGGAATAAAATTAAAACTATTTTAGAAGAGGATACTGTTTTAAGTCCTTATATTAAAATTGTCTATTCCGGGACCAGGGAAAACATTCCGGTTAATAATTTTCCCTGTATTATCTTGGAGCCTACCAATGCCCCGGAAGAGCCGGTAACCATGCCCCACAAAATGGAGATAAATTTTACTATTACTATCTGGGCTTATATAAAAATTTATGATGTGGACAAACAGATAGTCGGGGATGCCACCACCGAAGGAATACTTGACGTTAATTTCGATATTAAGAAAGCCCTGGGTGCTCATATCGATTTAGATGGAGAATGTCTATACTTTAGCTTCCCGAATACCAGATTTGATTTTGATTCTTATCCTTTTAGGGGAGTAGGGATTGATATGCAAATAACTTTAAGGCAAGATTTTGTAACCAGGGAATAAAGAGAAGGTGATCTTATGATATTGAAGTATAATCGAAAAACTGAATTAGAAGTAGTCGGATTGGGTGTTTTTAAACCTAATGAATTTGTAGTAACTGATGATGAATCAAAGGCAAAAAAATATTTAGAATCCGGCTATTTTGATTTAGTAAAAGAGAAAAAAAGAAAAGTTAAAAAATTAAAAAGAAAGGAGCTGAAAAATAATGGGACAAGGAGCAAGGGGACACATAGGAATTAAAAAAGAATTAATCTGGGGACAGAAGGAAGCAGGGGATAATGATTTTTTCTTACCTTTTGTTTCTGAAACCTTAATCTCGAACATCGAAGAAGTTTTGTCCGCTGCCCAAAAGGGGGTACTCGATGAGCCAAAATCTTATCAAGGAGAAAGAGCTTTCGGTGGTGATATGGTAATAGAAGTACATCCCGCGAGTTTGGGTCATCTGTTAAGAAGTGCGATTAATGAACCGGAAGCGGCTACCCCGGCAGGTACAGCGGAAACTGAATTAGAGGATTGCGAAGATAAATGGGATGAGCTAATAGATAACGGAGTTATTTCTGGAGTGGACGCAATTTGGTTTAAAAAAGGAGTAAAATCAGTAAAATTACAGGTTACTGTTGGAGTGGCTGCCGATACTATTTTAGCTACTGAAGTAGTACCTTCAACTGATATGAGGAATGATACTCATATTAAATTATGGTTAAAATCATCTGTTGATTGTGATGCTGGGGATCTGGTGCTTATGATTAGTGAAGTGGCTGAATGTGCCGGTGTTGAAGGAACTACTCTGAAATCGGTTGATATTCCCGCTTTGGTTGCTGGTGTTGAGAAGGAATGTACTATAGCTTTGGGAACTATGACCAATTTTGATGCAGTAATCAGTCTTGGAATTAAAATGCACACTGATAAAGGGGAATTTACTATTAATATTGATGATGTGAGAAGATTGGTTACCAGTGATGCCACCAATGCTAAACAGCACGTATTTATTCCCAGACAGGCTACTGATTTTCATGCAGATTGTCCGATTAACCCTTATACTTTAGAGGTTTACCGAGATCAAGGGGATGCCTTCCAGTTTTTAGGGGCAATAGTTAATACCCTAGCTTTAAATTTCTCTACTACCGATAAAATCTTAAAGGCTACCAATGGGATTATTGCAAAGAATTTAGGCGATACACCAAAGACCGCTCCATCTTTTGAGACTACTGATCCTTTTAAATGGGATCAGGCGGTAATTAGTATAGCCGGATCTCCTAACAATGATATAAATACCTTCGGAATAAATTATGATAATAAATGTGTAGGAAAATATGCCCTAAATAATACCGCTATATTAAGAAAAATTTATCGGAATGGCTTCAGGATTATACCGGTTAACTTTAGCATCGACTTTGTGGATCGTACCGAATACGATAAATTTATAGCCGGGACCGAACAGGCCTTCCAGGTTAAATTTGTAGGAGCGGAGTGTGAAGCTGGATATTATTATACCCTAATAATCGATATACCTAAATTTAGATATCTTACTTATCCGGTTAATATGGATGGACCAGGACCGATAGTCTGCGGGGTTACCGGTAAGGCCAAATACGATGCAAGTTTAGGATATCCTTATAAAATTACCTTAATTAACCTTGAAACCGGGTATTAATTATAAAAGATAAAGGGTCGAACAAAATTTCGCTATGTGGGGTATTGAGTTAACGATTTAGGGGTATTTTGAATGATTATCTAATAATAAGGAAGGAGTATTATGTCTAAAAATAAAGAGATTAAAAAATCGAATGTTATTGGTGGGGATAAAAGCTATATTCCAAAGGTTGAGGAAGAGAAAGTCTATACTTCCCCGGTTAAAATAGGGGATAAAGAGTATATAATCAAGCCTCTTTCTATGCTGGATAT